CTCTTAAATACTTCTGCTGCTCCACCTTGGATTAGATAGTTAACAAGAGTATAGACACGCTCTTCATCACAAGGAATACGGCGACCAGTCCAAGTTTTTACATAACCTTGACCTTCTTGACGCAGTCGAGTCATCCCAATATTTTCAATTTGCTTCTGGAACTGCATCATTCCTGGATAATTAGCGTCAAAAGAATCGGACACAGAACGCATCTGGGGTTCTGGAACACCAGCAGTTAAAGCTTGCTTAGCAACACCAGCACCATAGAGTCGTCCATAGACGACACCCTTGATGAGGTTACGACGCTTATCTGTTCTTTGCATATCTGGTTCTTGATAAACCTGACGACCAATCTCAGTAAACGGATCAGAACCAGTTGCATCTGCTTTATGAAATAGAGAGATGAGGTTTGGATCTTGAGATAAAGATGCAAACATACGGAACTCAACCTGATCTAAGTCAGAAGAAATAATTACATGGTCGGGGTTCCGAGGTAAGAATGCTCTGCGTACTGTCTCATCGCCCTTAGGGAGAGTCTGTAAGGCTGGATCTGTAATAGACATACGAGATGTGCGAGCACCAAGAGTCTTTACAGAGGGGTGCAGGATTCCGTCAACATTCTTATTAAGAAAGTTGAGGAAGTAAGTGTTAGCAAGTTTGTCTGCTTTGCGTTGCTTGAGAACAGTCTCTGCAAGGTTTTTAACCTCTTCGTTGCCGTGAATTGTTAAAAGCTTTAATTGATCTTTACTTGCAGACTTTGCTCCAGATGGAGTTGTCTCTGTGATCTCCGCACCAAGCTTCTCAAACAAGCGAACTAATTGAATGTTGCTTGTGATACTTGTTCCACCGTAAGTTTTAGCTGCCCAGTCCTTAACCGAGTCTGCGTAAGACAGAAGTTCTTCATACTTCTTTTTCGAGTAATCAAGGTCAACACGAGCGCCATTAATTTCCATACGAGTAACAATCTTGCGTGTTGCCATCTCAAGTTCATAGGCTCTGTTGTATGGACCCTGAGGACCGCACTGTTGATAGAACTGTTCCCATAGGCGCATTGTTAGAACTGTATCCAAAGCACCGTAAACCCAATAAGGCTCGTAGTTGATTGGAACTGTTCCCCAAGTCCAACCATTCTCAATAAGCCCTTGATCAAGACTTTCTTGCATTGCAACAGCTTTGCCATCTACATAGCGAGCAGCAAGAGGCTTAAGTCCTCCAACACCGAGTGGATCAATAATGTGAGCCATAATCATTGTGTCGTGTGCACGCTGCCAAGGCATTTCCCATTTAGATTTGATTGCAAACCATCTTGCTTCGAAGGCAATATTGTGACACACAATAGGTCCTTCAAACTTTTGCATTGCTTCGTAGAAAACTCCACTCCATTCATCCCAAGGAATAGACCAGCCTTGCATTCCATCTCCTACTTGAACAAGACGTAAGTCTCCGTGCCAAGGGGATAGAGCATCACTACGCTGCCCGCCGAGGCGTTCACCAGTTTCAGTATCGATTGCGATTGCATCATATGGACGTCTTTCACCAAGCCAAGTAATAAATTGGCCAGCTTTTTCTACAGAATCAACAAGGTGAAGTTTTACATCACCTAATCCTTGCGTCGTTTGGTTGTCGCTCATTTATTCCTAACTTATGTATTAAGTATCTTTACTTCTTGGAAGTTGATGATCTTTAAACTTATTACCCCTAATATCCATACCCTTATAATATAGACCATCTTTACCTTCTTTGGTCGTATACAGCTCTATTCTTTTATCTGAATGCTCTCTTACTACTGCTTTTTCTTCTTCTATGACCTCTTCATCAAATATATCATAAGCATTTTTTAATTCAAAAGCATCGCAAAAATATCTTGGAACAGGTATGATGCCTACTAAAGGCGAGTTCGGAAGTATTCGTATCATAGTATTAGGTATATCTATCTTTAAGTTTAAAGTAAAACTAAAACGAATATTGTCAGACTCCACAACGCCTGTCATAGGGCTCATTCCGGGAAGAGGATAGTTTGGAGGTGCTATTGTCATTAAATTAACCATAGGAGGAGTTTTTAATATAAGTGGATAGTGGATAGTAAGAACTCCGTGTCCAAATTCAGAGTTAGGGTATATAAAGTTTAGATTTTTATAAGGTTTAAAATCGTCATGGTAGGTTATCGTTATGTCTTGCGTAGAGTTTCCGCCATTCCAAATAACATCAAATCCATAAGGAAGACTAAAAACAAAACCTTGCATATTTCCAATTGCTAGTGGTAGACACTTGTAGAAGTTGGGAGAAAACCATCCTCGTTTATGATCTGTATTTAAAGGGTTTAAAAATAAACCTATATCTTTTAGATCAAAAGGCTCTACACCTTCACTAGGAATTATAGGGAAGAACGCAATAGTTTTATCTGGAACAACAAGGTTCTCATCTTGATTAATTATCGCCATGTAACCTTGTCCTTAGTCTCTTAGGGAATCATCTCCACCCGATAAATGGAGTCTATCTTCTCGTCGTTCAAAGCTGCCTTCTCAAGAAGCCGTTGAGCAACGTTAGTAAGGTATCTTGCCCCACCTTGGTCGTATTTGTAAAGTGCATCTAGTACGGGAGTTGGATCCTCGCTTACCTGAGCCCAGTTGCGGTCTGTTTCTGGAAAAATAACAGGTAGATCTCTAGAAGGATCGCACTCTTCGCAAGGGATAGAATCTTTTGTTAGATAGTCTGCATCAGCTTCTTTTAGGTAGTATCTCTTAACAAGAGGGCATGCTGCTCCGTGGAAGACAAGAGAGACCCCAACGCGGGAGAGGATATACGAGCCGTTCTCTGTCTTAAAAAGTTTAAACTCAATCCAGCGTGTCGAGCCACGACGCCAAGAAGAAGACTCTCCTAAAAGACGCCCGTTGAATTGAAGGGTTCTAGAACCATCTTTAACTTCAAACATTAGGGTGCTGTCTCCTCTGCTGGTGGCTCTGCAGTGTGCTGTCCAGTTACAGGGTCGTGGTAGTGGTCAGTGTTGCTATTCGGTTCATCTAACTCTGGTCTGAAGGTAATTAAATTCCACCACGAGTTCATTTCTTGAAAAATTTCGTTTAAAGTATCCCACTGTGGGACGATGTATGAAGTTAAGTAAGTACCTGTAGGGGTTAAAGTAGATGAAGAGGCTACATCTTTAAAATATGCATGCAGGTTTAAAAGATGTTCTTGAATAATCTCGTCGGTAAGAAACTCTCTTTCTTCTTCATTGTAAAAATTAATGCCTGTTTCAACCATGGATGCATCAATAGCTTCTATAGTTTTTCTAATTAATGGTCTTTTACCGACCTCATACAAAGCTGAATAAGTTATCATAGATTCTCCTTAAGTCGCTTAATCTCTTCTGAGAGTAAGTTTATCTCACTTTGTTGTTTTTTGACGAGCTCTAGAACAAAGACAGAAAGAAGACCGTAATTAATGCTATCTACTTCTCCTTTTTCGTCATAGCCAAGAATCTCTTCAACTCCAAGATCTAGTGCTTCTTCAGCAATATAGCCATAGTCCCACTCGCGGTTTTTACTAGCCATTTTTGCTTGATTTCGATACTTAAATCTTTTAGGTTTAAGTAAGAAAAGCTTCTCTAAATCTATAGAGTAATCAGAGATTTCCTTTTTTAATTTTCTAGTAGAGCTTATGTTCACGAAGTGAGTGTGACCACCGTGACCGACGTGACCACCAGCAAAGTTTGTATCTTCTCGGCCGTGGCCGTGAGAGGTAGCAGCATACTGACTATGTGTGTGGTTAGCAGCAGCAAAACCAGAACCACTTAGTGCTACGGTTCTGCTTCTACCAGATCCAGTAACTGATATACCACTTCCAGCATTTACATCTGTTAAAAGTTCTCCTGGAAGTCGGTTAATAGATACAGTTCCAGTAATAATAGTATTGGCATTAACGCTATCAATTTTTCCATTTGAGATTCCGCCAGCTAGCATAGCGTTGGTAATAGAAGGAATTCTAGCTGTATCAAATACCCCTGATGTTATTTTTCCTGCAGAAATGCTTGAAACAGTACGATCAGTAACAGCATTATTATCTAACTTTGCATTGGTAATAGCTAAAGAAAAAATATCATTTGATCCAATACTAAAGTTTTGAATACTTACTTTACCAACTCCAGCACTTCCTACAACAACACCAGTATAGATATTGTCATTAAAAATAGCATTATCTTGTAGTTCAGAAAAACCTACGCAGTCAGCTCCAAGCTCGTTTTCGGTAATCACGCCAGAGCCTATTTTAGCGGCAGTAATGCTTCTATCAACAATAAGAGACCCTTGAACTCCACCAATAATTTTAGAGCCAGAAATACCAGCTATTTTCGCATCTGTAACTTGAAGATCACCTATTTTATTTGTAGTTATATCTCCAATAAGTTTAGAAGAAGACATTCCAGCAATTTTTGAATCTGGAATTCCACCTGCAAGCTCATCTGTACCGACAGAACCGTTTTGAATCTGAGTCGAAGTTACAGAGTCCGCTCCCATCTCTGCTGAAGTAATAGTTCCTGGTGCAATTTCATTATTTGTAACAGAGTCTTGAATAATCTGTGCAGTTCCTACAGAGTCCGCAGCCATTAGAGATTGGGTAATAGCGCTTCCTTCAATTTGAGCAGTGCCTACAACACCTGAAGTTAAAGATCGTCTTGTAACCGCAGAATCTGCAATCAGCTCTTGTCCTACAGCACGAGGTGCTATGTTTTTTGAAACGACAACTTTAGAAGCCAACTGAGTAGGAGCTGGTCTAGTTTCTAAATATCTAAGACGTTTTTGAACATCTGTAATATTTCCAGCAATACTTTTTCTTCTAGATCTTCTACGAGTTGCCACAGTTAGTTTTCCTCTCTAGCTATAATTTCAGCTTCTACTAAAGCATTTCTCTCAGCTTGGACCTGCGATAAATACTCTGCATATTCTTGTAGTGTATTAAATTCATCTGGTGTTTTTAAAGTCATTTAGTTTCCTCCAGTTGTCTTTTTAAGTCCAGCTACTTCTCCAGCTTTATCAACCTTCCAGTCAGTGATAAGCTCAAGATCCACTGTTTCTGGAAAAGAAGGGGCATCGGGCACAGATACTTTGTATGAATTAATTTTTCTTACAATAATGTCACTTCTAGGCTCTTGGTCACTAGCTAGTCGTGCAAGAACAAAAGGATCGTCAATAATCAAAGAGCACCACTGCCCCGGTACATATGTTCCAACAACAGGGTTTAAAGAGCCGTTAACACTGACACTAAAATCACCCATAGGTGGCTTTGATTCGTAGAGATACTCCTGAGCGTAAGAATATAAAACATCTTCATCAGCAGTGTTATTTATCATCTCAACTTGATCAAGTAGAGGCCAGCTCTTACCTAAAGGGTTATTTAATAGAGATGTATCTGCTGCTACAGCATATGGTTGGCTTGCAGCATCAGAGAGATCTGTAATGTTACCTTCTACAAAGAATCTAGTTGCAGCATCTTCAGCGCTTTCTTCTACTGTAAAAGTAGAGATACTACCTGGATACTCAAAGACAAGACTATTAAATCCTAATCTTTCAGCATCCGACATGTCGGGGCTGACCGTAATCTCGTTAGGGTTTTCAATATTCATAAGAACTAAAGTTCTAGTAAAAGATGCGGTAGTGAAGTCGTAGTCACAATCAATACGGTACTCAAAACCATCTAGGTTGTCGGAGTAATCTTCTAGAATTTCACCAAAACTTTTTAGCTCATACCCTCTCAGATATTGAGTGTCTTGATATAGTCCGCTAGTTTTATTTGAGCCAACAGTAATTCCTAAATCCGAGTTGCCTGTATAGGTCCAAAAGTTCCATAGACTGCCTTACTACCTAGAGTGACAGTTCCACCAGAAACTGTAACTTCTGCAATGTCTGGATAAATTCGACCCTCGGGGCTAGGCTGAGCATATGTAAAAGTTGTTGGTGTAGGTGTAGAAGTTATTGTATATTTACCATTAAAGTTTTCATCTAGTCTCTGACTAAAGAAAGAGTCCACATTGTTAACTACAACTACTTGTCCGACAGCTGCACCGTGAGGTAGGTGTGTTGTCAATGTTGCAACGTTAGATTGTAGTTTTTTCTTAGTTACATAAAAAGTTTTAATTCCAGACAAAGTTGACTTTGATATATTTGAACCAGATAACTCAAAAACTATATTGTTGTTGTCTGGGACTTCAGTAACAGTGTGGTAGCCATCTAAGCCAGAGCCAACTTGAATAATTTCAAACTCTTGGCCGGGAACCAAACTGTGTTCTTCTAAAGTCTCGAGAACTACTCTTCCATTGTCTCTCTTTTTAGATATAACTGATACTTCTTGAATAGCTGCTGGCTCGATTACATCGTTTGCAAAGTTTAGACCAGACATATCTGTAGAAAGCTGAAACATAAGATCTCTTACAAAATCATAGGTGTCAATTAGTTTCCTTACAGCACCACTGGTTATAGCTGTAGATGTAACATTCGGGTAGTCAACAGCAAAAGTAAAACTATTAGCAGAAGTTATACTAGCTATTTGATGAGTACCATCAACTACAGGATTCGTAAAAGTAATTTTTACATAATTACCAACTCTAAATCTTGTTGGGTCTATGCTGATAGGCTCTTCAGTGATAACTGTTGCAACTTTATTTGTAATAGAGAAAGAAGATATCCCGATAAAGTCAGAGCCGTAGAGAAGTGTCTGCCACACATGTCTGTGATAGAAGTAACTTGTAAACTCAGATGCGTCAATGCTTACTGTTTTGCTTGCTTGATCATATTTTCTACCCCAAATAATCCCGCCCCAAACACATACATCGTTACGCATGACATATACGCCAGTTCTTCCTGGCATTGTTGCATCGTAGATATTTAACCTACTAGTTGCAGCAATTAGTGGAATATTTCCAGTAAAAGTTCCTGCTTTTCTTAAAACTCTTTGATAAGAAACACCAGTAAAAGGCAGTTCTGCAATTACAGAATTACTTACTAAGTCTGTTAAAAAATATCTGTACTTTACATCCGTTACAGATGGGTCAGATGAGGTAACCGATGCCATTGTCTATTGTCTCTCTTTCATGTTTTTTATCCCAGCCAAGCAGACCTATAATAAACTCTAAGCAAAGATCTACTTACAGAATTTTTCTCATCTACAAACTCAATCTCGTTATTTCCAGGTTGCAGAAAGAAAAAATCAGTCAATACATCTAATTTTGCTCTTGCATTATCGTAGCTTCCATTTAGAAACACATCTCTGGTTAACGTATTTATTTCTAAAATATCTGGTCCAAAATCTACAGATGCTCCAGAAATACCTGGGGTGAATACGACTTCTGTCTTTTTAATAGCTACTCCAGAGCTTTCAATCTCGCCGCCTACTCCGCTTAAGATATCAGCAGAGACTGACGCAGATCCGTTGATAGCTGTAAAAGGTAAACTTCCAGATACAACTGCTGCACCCGAGTCAGCAGCAGACGGTATAGATCTAGAAGCTAACGCAAAACCTCCAGTTGCATATGGAGTTGCACCAGTTGCTGGACCAGCTGCAATAGTTGCAGAAGTACCAACTGTGTAAGTAAATGTTGTTGCCCCAGTAACATTAACTATATAGGTACCGTTTAGTGCGGCTGCCGCCGAGTCCAAGTTATTGATTGTGACGTATTGCCCGTTAGTAAAATTATGGGAAGAAGATGTAATAATGCTTGCTGTAGTTCCAGACTGCGCTCTAGAAGATATACCAGCTCCAGCAATACCAAAAGTAACATTAGCACTTGCTTTACTGTATGTAAAGGTGTTTGTGCTTGGAACAGATGTAACTACATATGAGCCATCAAACGATGCTCCCATAGAAGAAACAGTGACTGTTTCTCCAGTAAGGAATCCGTGACCTGAAGAAGTAGTCAGTGTTGCAACTCCTCCAATAAGTTGTCGTGCTACTACAGCTCTTCTTACTGGAATTACTGTTCCAGTAGTAACTAAAATTGCTGTTTCATCTGCTGCAGCTTTAGCGTAGCTAAAAGTTGTACTAGAAGGTATTTGAGTAATTGTGTATGTTCCATCATAATTTGCACCTACATCAGAGACAAATACCTGCTCTCCAAGACTAAATCCATGATCAGAAGCTAAAGTTATTGTTGCAACTCCAGAGAATATAGATCTGATAGCAGCAGTGTTTACAGTAGATCTTTCAATTTTATATGTAAAAGAAGTAGATGTAGGAACAGAAAGTATTTTATAGGTTCCATCAAAAGTATCATCTAGCCCAGATATGGATACATTTTCTCCAGTAACAAATCCATGCTCTGATCCCATAGTTATGGATGCAATATCAGAAGACATTTGCTTTGTAGTTATTGCTTTGCTATTTGTTCTGGTTAAAGCATAGCTAAATGTTGTAGGAGAATCGATGCTTGTAATGATATATGTTCCATTATAGTTAATATTTATGCCAGAAATAGTTACCGACTCGCCCTCGATAAACTGATGAGCCTCACTAGTTGTGAGAGTTGCAATGTTAGAAATTAAAATAGCTCCAGTAACAACTCTAGGTGGAACTCTATTTTTTGCATAAGTAAAACTTGTTGCTGTAGGTGTCGATGTGATTCTATAGGTGCCATTAAAGACAGTATCAACACCTTGAACAGTGATGGAATCGTTAGTTACAAAATTATGGTTTGTTCTTGTTGTTATTGTTGCAACATTGTTTGAAAGTTTCTTAGATACGATACTCTCGATAGAGGAAATATTAGGGAACAAACTAAAAGAAAAAGTAGTATTTGTTGGGATGGCAGTGACAATAAAATCTCCATTAAGGTATGACTCTGACATTCCGCTAATTTCTACAAGGTCGCCTACAAGAAGACCATGATTAGTTCTAGTTGTAAGAGTTGCAACATCTTCTAAAGTTTCTACATCAAAAGATACTTGTTTATTCTCTATAGAAGAATTTAATCTTCCTCTTAATGAAGAGACTATGTATAACAACTTATCAGTTGTTTTATTGTAGACTCGAGCAGGTCCAGTAATCGGTCCATTTATTTCTAGCTCGATTGGAGTGTCTACATTTCCATTATTCGTAATAGTTAACACGCCTGGAGCAGCAGTATCACGGTTTGTCGCAGGGATTTCAACAATGTCGTACCCGTCTGGCTCCGAGTCTTCCCATGAAAACTTGAGAGGGTTTGCTGCTTTTAATCCGATAGAAAACTCTGTTCTTCCTCTTGCAGTCATTGTTTGAATCTGAGGAGCACCACTAAGACGTACAAAAGAAGCACGCTTGTTGTTGACACCTGTTTTTAGCCATGCTCCCTTATACACAAGATCGGTAGCAGCGATAAAACGATCACGAGCTGCCTCAACCAGGTCAGGTGTTGGAGTTAGGAAAGATCCAGAGAGTGTCAGTATTCGAGCGTTGTATCTTCCTTTAATGTCATAATCACCATCTCCAAAACCACGAGGAATTGATGGCATATCTGGCTCTGGATGGTTCCACCAACCACTGATATCAGTGATAACCCAAGTAACACCGTACTCGTCGATAGTGTTGAATACAAAGTCACCAAGGACAATATCTGCCTTGAGCTTCATACCAGTCAGGTGAGGCTGTGGAAGCGGGATTAACCCACGATCAACAAAATTATTTTCCTGTGCTTGGTTATAAACTTCTGACATTATGCAGCACCTTTACGAAGTTGGAATGCAAGTTGGCGAGATACAAGTGCAGCAAGCTCACGCTCATCCATACCCTGAGAAGGATTAATAGTTATATTAATACCTCCAGCAGGTCCAGCAAGCATCTCAATCATAGCTCTATCACGCTTAGATAACCCGCTAGAGTCTAAAGGCTCTACACGTTCTGAACGACCAGCTTCGCCGATCATTGCAAGCATTCCACCAGTAGTAGCTGGGACAATTCCACCAGCAGCAAGCCTTTTTATATTAGGAGTGCTGAGTGTTGGTCCTTCCCAGCCAGGAATAACTGTTTTACCAGCAACTTTTAAACCTTCAAAACTAGGTAGTTTCCATGAAAGATCGTTCCATTTATCAATTACATAGTTGATAGCTCCTTTAAAGCTATCTTTTATTCCACTAAAAATATCACCAACACTTAGCTTACCTATACCTGTAAAAATTTCTTTCATCTTGTCATAAAATTCAACAATTTTATCTTTAGCACTACTAATTTTTGTAAAAACACTTCCAAATAGCTCTATAAACTTTACAATAATAGTTGTAACTACTTCAATAGCTGCTACAAGAGTAAATTTAAGAAGAGGGACTAAGGTTGCTGCAAGGAAATCACCAATTGTTTTAAATACATTTCCCATAGTATTCATAGATGGAAGAACTTTATCAAGTGCATCTTTTATTCTGCCAAAAGAGTCTAAAAGCTTATCTTTAACAACTGCAATAAGATCTGCTATAGCTGCTCTAAACTTTTCGCTGGAGTTGTAAGCCAATACAAAGATAGCAATTACAGCTACAACAGCGGCTACTACTAATAAGAATGGCGCAGCTGCAGCTAAGGTAGCTCCTTGTAGACCGCGTAATACTCCAATAGTTGCAGTCATACCAGCTCTAAACTTAGTAAGTATAGGACCGCCACCAGGAATAACTTTAAATAATCTTTCTATACCTAGCAGAGCGTTTCCAAGAATAGCTTTACCAAAGAACTGAGCCGACTTTCCAGTTAATTCTAAAGCTAGCCCGAAAGCAATAAGTGTTCCAGTAACTGCAAGAATTGCTTTTGCAAAGTCGTTATCAAGCAGTGTTACTACTACTCCTATAGCAATAGCTAAGGTGTCGAAGAAAACTTTAATAGGAAGCGGGTCGACAAATATCTTTGCAAGTTCGGAGAACTTTTCAATAAATCTTCCAACAGCAGGTAAGGCATTTTCTGATATTGCTATGCCGATATCGCCAAAGTTTTCTGCAGCTATCTTTACGCTATCTAAGAACTTACCAAATCCTTCAGTAGCTCCCATCTTAATTAGATCAACAATAATCAGCCCGATGATCTCTAGAATTTTTGTAAAGTTTATTGTAAGATTTTTAAGGAACGTAGGTAAAGTACCATTTTCGTTACCTAATTTTGTAAACTCTTCCCACTTTGCAGTTGTTTTTTCTAGCCAGTCAAGGAAATACCAACCAGCTCCACCCTCAACAAAGAGAGCCTTAATGACACCCATGATTGCACCGATAGTGTTACCGATGGAGGTAAACAAAGAGTACATAACCTTAGATGCTGTATCAAATGCTTTTTCTAGCTCTCCTGTTTCTTCTTTAATCTTTATCGTCTCTAGCCAACCCTTAGTGAGGTTTTCTACATATTTGGCAAACTCGACAGCAAAAGGAGAAAACGCTCCAAGGAGAATGGCAAATCCTCCAGCAAGGTTTGCTGCTCCACCGCCAAGAGCAAGAATAATAGGAGCCATCGCCTCAAGGACTTTTGTTACAGCTTCAATGACTTTAGGGTCCTTAAATACCTCTGCTATTTTTGCTGCAACATTTCCTAGAGCTGTTGCAATAATAGGGAGGACTCTTTCTAGTATAGGTAGATATATTTCTGTAAGAGTCTTAATTGCAGGGGTAAATTTTTCAAAGAAATTTTCTTGTAGTTTAAGTCTTAGCTCTTCTAGTCTGTCTTTAAGACCGATAATGTAGTCAACAAACTCTTTAGCAGCAGGAGACATTGCAATAGAAGGAGTTCCCATAACAA